CTTGATTTTACTTCTAAAATGTCACCATTATATAAAAACTGCCCGTTAAGGGGAAAAGGTAAAGTATCGTATGCGGGAATCGGCAAATTTGTTGCTATTGAAAAAGTGCTGGCCACTTCTGTAGGTGGTTCATTAGAATAATCATTTAATCTATATATTCTTATATCTACATATGCAGTGCTTGAAGTCTTATTTGAAATTAATAGAGGCGATATGACTTCTGCAATACCAGGTGCTATAAGAGTGCTACCTCCAAATACTAATTCTGGAATTTCAAAATTCGGAACTGATATTATGGCCACGTAACTCGTAGTCAAAGTTTTACTAATTGCAATAGGTTTTGCATCCGGTGATTGTGAAGTTGTGACTGTTATTATAGTCATAATATTGCCCTACTATTTGAAGCTCTACGAGCTAGTTTTCTAACTGAAGATGTGAAAGGTCTTCCTTCAAGACGGCCTGTAGTGCCATTGATTTTTAGACCTCTTGCGAAGTATTGGTTATTTAATTCATCTGCGCCAGACCACCTTACACGACCGCCATCTTCTTGAAGCACAGATGCCGTAGCTGAAACTGGTTGGCCTAATCTTCTGAAATTGAGCGGAAGCGCATTTACGTTCACCCCAGCAGATGCCAAATTAAATTGGTGCGAAAGACTTTCTACTAAGCTACCGAAACTTATGATCGTTGGTGCTTTAAGACTCGAAATTAGAATATCTTCTATCAAAGAATTTACCATTAAATCTTCGGCAGAGTTTAAGTCTAAGTTTTGTATAATAAAACTTCCCATTCTGTTAAATGAGTCAATGAAAGCATTCAGCAGGGTTGTGTCATTTTGTCCATCTGAAACCCAATTATTACCATTCCAGTAATATATTTCACCCTCGTAAAAATTTGTTGGTGAGGTATATAATATATAAGCATCATTTACATTAACTGTTGATCCAGCGGGCAAGCCTGCCGACACATTTAAGCTTCCGATGTATTTAAGACCTGATGTTGTTGGATTGAAAATAGAAAAAACATGGCTACCTTTATAGTTAAATAGGCTCGCGGTAAAAACTCTTATGCCTTTTTGTGAGCCTTCTCTAAAATCATTTGATAGCGATTTTAAGAAGTTTGCGGCATCTCTTCTTGTAAGTTCTTCGTCTACAATATACCCAAGTGTGGTTTCAATGTGTGTCCACATATCATTTACGATTGCATTTGCGTTTTGTGTTATTTGCTCGGCAACATTTATATTTTTGACTAAATTGCTGGTTGCGGTTTCGTTTGGATTAAAGACAGGCGTTGATCCCTTTGCTCTCATAGATATGTCACCAAACTGTGTGCCCGAATTGTTTAAAGTAATTTGCCCGCCGTTGAGTGCATAAAAAGAGCATCTTGCAAATACTGAAATTGACCCAATACCATTTATTCCTGCCCCGTTAGTAGCAACATACCCAAGTCCGTTTTGTGATCTTGGCGTTGCACCAAATGCAAGGACGTATGGAAATATGGAATCTTGGTCTACTTGCGATCTATCAGCAAGCAACAATCCACCACCACGCCCGACATTTTTGTTTGGAAAATCCTCTTCCCCCACGATAGATATCGTTGCAGTTCCACCAGAAGCAGAAGTTATGACATCCCCCACTTCAAAGTCGCCTGTATTATTCCTGATGAATATGATTCCTTGATCAATTTCAACTATTCTTGAAATCACACCCACAACACCATTATCTGCAAATATGCTATCACCTACTTCAAATACTCCAACAATAGATGAAAGTGTTATTTCATACCCAAGATCTTCTATTGTTCCCTTGTTATTAAGTGGATTGAGCAAAGGCGCAATTTCATTAGAAAAATAATTGGATATTTGGCTGGAGTCCCTGATATAAGGCGAACGAATAATTCTGACCCCAGGTCTAAACGCGTATGCAAACCCTTTTGTAGGATAATCAAAATTGTCTACTATCAGGTTAAAAAATGAAAACCCTTGTGCATAACTTCCTGAACCAAGAAGTATACAGTTAGTTTTTTCATAACCTTGATTCATTATTATCTTTGTAGCATATTGGCCATTGGTCGAAACTATCGTACATAAATCTGGAAGTGCGAGTTCACCATTTGTATAATAATCGCCTGGCAATACTGTAATTGCTGTTGCTATTTCATTTAACTTGTTATTTTGTGCAATTTCTACCGCTTTTTCGAGTGATGCTACTGGGTTCAAATAACTTCCTACATCTAAGTCATTTCCCTCGGTACTTACATAAACTTTATTGGATTTTTTTGATGTTTTGGCAATTTCTTTGTACAGTTGTGAATATGAAATTGCTACCGTTTCACCCAACGAAAAATTCTTCATATAAAAGTAATCATCTTCGGATATATCGGGGATGAATAAATTTTCTACTGATATATTAGGGTTTGTGATATTCGCATTCGTGATATTACCACCAGTGATTTTAATGTCATCAAAATCCTCTTGTTGGATTGCTTTTGCCATTTCACCACGGGTAATGTTTTTAGTTCCACTAGCCCCTAAGTCAAGACTAACAGTAACAAACAAATCACCAGTTTTGGTATTAGCACCAGTAATCCTACCCAGTTCAGAAATTTTTGCCATTTAATAATACCCCTTTAATCTATTTATAATTTGCTATGCTTTGGATTATCTAATATAACTTTATAAATTTGTAGGCTTCTTGTGATGTGATAATATATGACTTTATGGTACTTTTTTTCAGATGGATGTGTTTCATAAGTCTATGCCTGCCGTCAATCATTCTATGCTTTTGGCTTAACCCATCAATGAGTATTACTGGCAATTCTATATTTGCAAAGACATATCTAGGGTCAGTTTCTAATATGCCAGAAATGTCTTTATGCATTATAGAGGATACTTCAACTTCGTAGTAATCTAATTTTTTCATGCGTATATATTTATATACTTGTAAGCAATCTATATACGGCGTCAGATTTATATCTCCATCGAAGCAATAATCTAATACATGTATCATAGAATCCTAAAACCAAAACTTAATCTATCTGTACTACTTCCAACACAATGCCATAAGTAAGGTGGATTTTCAGACACATCGAACGTTCTAAATGATAGGCCGAGATCGTCATAATCTGTGATTATTTCTGAACCCATTTTATATCTGAAAAAAGACTTGTCTGCTTCTTTAGCCCAAGTTATGTAAATTCTTTTGCCCGCAGAATCACTGTTAGTGTGCCAACCCATAAATCCAGTATTATGATAATGAAAGTACCCACTTGGCATTATTGTATTTTCTGGATACATTCTTTGAACTACATGGCAAATCTTATTGGTTACGCCCAAATTAGAAAAATTTGTCATATTAGATAATATCGCCACTGGAACTTCGTCAGATATAATTTCTTTTAGCTTTTCTTCGGATACTTCTTTTTGCCAATTATCGAATTTAGTTTGCCCAATTAGTTTCGAGTTCATAGTTATTTTATGTATATTAGAATTTGCTATATGCCCTATTTCGGTTACATCATCTATATTTGGATAAAATCTAATACTCATTTTAGTCTGTAATTATACTTAGACTCGTAATCGATCAAAAGTTCGTTGGGTATGATCTTATTTATTTTGAAAAAATTGTTCTGATTTATAAATTGTTCTGCAACAACATCAGGTAAATTCCTAAGTTTATTTTTGTCGTTTTCTATATCACTAATTAAGTCTACATCGTTTTTTATCATAGCTCGCATTTGAACTCTGTCTAATGTTTGCAATTTCGCATCTCTCGCTTGTCTATGTATATCCAAAAAAAACATTTTTATCAGATCCATATCAAATGACACACGGGTAGGATTAGTGTAGTCATCAAACACAACTTTATCTATATGTACTAAAATAGATTTGGCGGTATCTGTCATTTTTTCATTATATTGTTTAACCAAAGTCGCTGATTTTTTTGGTATTATATTATTCTTTTTTAGAGTTGCGACATCCAAATCTGTTATCGTGAAATTTATTTTTTCGGTGCCTAATGGGTTATTGAAATATACTATATTCATTTTTTTGTTCCTTAAAATACTACCAACCCGATATATGTCGGGTCAACTGCCGTTATGCCAAATACTGATCCAGTGTTGTTATCGTTACCACCAAGAAATACATAGTTGTTGAATAATCTAGTAGCGCGAACCACAAATCCAGTATTGGTTCTTGAAGTGACGAATACATTAAAAATATTCAGGTTTTCATTAGAAATACTTGGTGTTTGTGACAATACACCTGCATCAACATTAGATAAGACAACACCCCAATTAGAAGAACCATTCTGTATATTTGGACTACATACTATATTATAATTACCAGTTCCTGTTTTTGCCAATGATAAGTTTCTTGATTTTAATATTTGGCCAGTTTGCCCATTAAAAAATATATATCCAACTGCGGTAACTAATTCTGATATTGTTGCAAAAGTCTCGGCTGGACTCATTACTTTTGTGGTTAATATACCAGCCTTTGCTTCCGCAGTAGTAGCAAAATTAACACTGATTTCGCGGTTATTAGATAAATCACCACCACCTACAAGACCCTCCCCAGCAGTTATAGACCTTGACGTATAAACGCCATTAGTCACCGTACCAGCATTTCCTGTTATAGATCCAGATATTGTATTGCTAAAAGTCTTTGTACCACTTATTGTTTGGTTGCCTACAAGATATACGCCATTAGTAACTGTACCAGCATTACCTGTGACACCACCATCAACATTACCTGTTAGATTGCCAGTAACATCACCTGTTAGATTTCCAGTTATGTTTCCAGTAAGATTGCCAGTTACGTTTCCGGTAACGCCTCCAGTAACATTGCCTGTTAGATTGCCTGTTACGTTTGCGTTTATCCGGCTTCCGCTACCAGTCAAAGTAATGTTGCCCGATACTGACAAGTTTCCATTTGTAGAAAGAGAAAACTTTCGATCACCAGTACCTGTGGATATTATAAAGCTAGGAACAGTCGCACTTTCAAATCCAACTTGCCAAGCTAAAGTATCAGATGCGAACGATGCTCTTGGCCCCAGAGAACTTTTATATGTAGCGGTATTTACAAGTGATGTGTTTATGCTTAACGGGGAGTTAAATTTTAATGGCGTATTAATGCCAGTTATAGATTCTGCAAAATCGAATCTTAGAATTTCATTTGATATTATTCCGTTTGCGGAAAATGTCCCTACCAACGATGCATTTCCGATAGTAGTATCACCTAATGCAGATGCAGTAAGTACATCAGTTCTCATCAAATCATTCAATACGTTGGTACTGTCAAGCCAATTTTGAAACGTGTTTGTTGTCTCTATGCTTATAATGCCTGTCTTTGCCATTTTATGCTTTCTCTACTTTTTCTAATCTTTCACAAACTGAAATGAGCTTCGATCTAATTTGGCTCATTTCTTGTATCAAATCATTCATTGCGCGAATTTGTTTTCTTTCTAACTTATATTTATTCAAAGCTTCTAAGTCATTATTCACTAAAGCCTTAGTTTTTTCATCTCTTACCATCATACTAGTGCGACTCCTCTATAATCAGATATTCTGGGAACATTAAATACGTCCTGTGAAAGCAATTCTATTTTTACTGCAAATCTTCTATAGCCTTGATAAACACCAGTGCTATTTTCATAAAAAACAGAATCATCAATTTTCGCAGATGATGGAATTCTAAACGTAAATTCTTTGAAGTCGTTTAAGTTACTTGAGGAAGAAAATACAGAAGACCCTTCTACTGATTCTAATTCGATCCAATTGTTAGTTTCAAAAGAAGTTGGATCATAAGCATTTTGTATTCTGATATATGTTTTTATTTCAGAATTTATAGGCTTATATGCGGTAGTATACAGTATAAAATCTTCCGAATCAAAGTTTTCTGTTAATTCAACAATTTTTGATATATATTTTGATGTTGTTGCAGAATTGTTTGTTATTTTGTATTGGTATGCAAACATCATTGCAGTTTGGACATCAAATATCGGTGATGATGTGACATTTGCAGCATTATTAAGATTCGCTATAATTCGGAAAGGCTTTGAATTTGTCAAGTCGTTTGATTTACTAAACAACACCATTCCTCTATTATTGAAAGTTGTCTTGTCATTAAACATAAGATTTTGTGTATATGAAACTTCCGTATCTACTGGATCTGTGAATTCACCTTGCAAGTCAATTATTGAAACAGAGTCAGTAGTTCTTGAAAGCATTGGCTGTAAGTAACTCATTTGTATATTATTTACACTTGAAGTTGTTGCAAATGCGTTGCTGTTTATCCCATAAATTATGTCTGTTGCAATAAAATTGCGACCCAATCTCGCAGAGCTACCTTCAAGTATGATATCTTTAGGACTTCTGAAATTGTAATAAACAACAGTTCCTTTAACTATTGGCCTTGCGGTAGCAGTACCAGAGTAACCAGCATTACCTACTGTTTTGAATACCGAAGGTCTATCAACTATGACTATCGGATTTCCAAAAGAATCAGTAGCATTATTTTCAACTACTTTTGCAGCAAATTTTTGGCTACCAAATTCAAGAAGGATGAAGTCACCATTATTGATATTAGATATTGTTCCACTAATTATACTACTCCCAAACACAACTCCAATATTTGTGGCGATGTCTTTGAATGAATATACCGTTTCGCCATCATTGAACTTGCCATTTAAATTATTCAATGATATGAATTCATGATCGTCATTGGTTAATGTTACCGAAGCACTTGATGTATCAAACTCATGTCTATAAAGATTGAACTTCAAATCTTCATCTTGATATGATTGCCATGCACGATTATTAGTTGATGTGAAAAGAACACCATCACCCCAATCTTGAACCACTATGCTACCAGTTGCAAAATCAGTTCCGCCAACTTTTGATGTGTATATCAAATAATCAGGGTCCGCTCCGTCTGGTTCTGCTACGATAGCATATTCTTTCTCAACGTCTAATCTAACAGGACTTTTGAAAAATATAGTAGTTGCTATGCTTCCATCTTCTGATATGAAAACAGATTCTGGTGTTAGATGTATTTTTGAGAAAGGTAGGATTTGTGCTGATGGGTATCCATTTACAACTTCACGAAGCATAATAGTAATGCCATTTATATCACTTCTTCTTCTAAAATACAAGTCTACTTTAGAAGCAAATATGGTATCTGAACCGCGCCCCATTGCCTGCTTAATGAAGAAAGTTTGTGCGATAGGGTCATTACTACCGCTACCATCACGATCTCCCCCGCCGTTTGGTAGTGCAATAATTTGCTGTGTCACTACTTCCCGATTTGTCACTGTTCTTAGTGTTGTTATTTCTTCCACGTTAAATTCAGGCTGTCTAGTTGAAATGACCGCTCCTGATTTTTCGATATTGAAGTTATATGCGCGGTAAAAAATAAACCCTTTAGAAGTAGATCCAGAAGATATATTTTCATATATACTAACATCGGCAATTTCAAACTTCCTGTCGCCCACAAAGAAAGTATTTTCAGGAATTCTGAACACTACAGAGGCAATGCCGTTTTCATTTGCAAATATAGGATCACCAAAACTACCAGATGGTTGAACATCATTAACTTGTGCTTCAATAGTACCTGGGGCACAATTATTATTGACATTTACCTCATCAAAGAAAACATAGTGTCTTGTGTTTGGCCTAAGACCGAACATTATGACATTAATTTCTCTAGACCGCATGAATGGGTTAAATTGGAAGTTAGTAACAAAATCGCCAATTCTTTGCTCAACGTTTCTACCAGATATTACTTGAAGTGTTTTTGTTATGTCGGCCCAAGTTTCGGTAGTTTCAAAAGTAGTGCTATTTGCAGTTCTATTATTTTTGCCGTTGCCAAAAGCGGTAGCATTATTGCCAACTGTTTGCGTTACTGTTGACAAAAATTCTGTTCTGGTTGAAGTCAACGGAACAAATTCTTGTATGTTATCTACAAAATCTGCGAATGGCGTGACCAAATCTATCTCGATACTTCTATCAGGCGTATTGACAACATCATATGCTCCATCATATTCTGGGAATATGAAACCTGTACCTTTATAGGAATAAAAGTTGCTTACGCAATTTCTAAAGTTTGTCGCATACCTTTGTGATATTACCGAAACATCGCTTTGTCTTGAAATTGTAGCAACTTCTGGATTATTCGTGTCTGGGAATAAAGTAGCATTTGTTGTGCTTTCCACTTTCAAGTTCATCGGGAATGTTCTTACAGAAGGCATCATTGTTTTTTCAGTAAAATCTATTGCCGCATCATATTCAGTGTTTTGAACATCTGCTATTGAAAGATCACTAAATGGGTCTACGATGATACCATTTTTGAATCTCGAAAGACCATTTTCATCAAGAATGCTTAGGTTTTGTGTTGACAATTCAAGAGCGGAAACAGTAGCATAGTAAGATAACTTTTCTATACTTTTGCTTAGTTTATCAATATCTTTCATTGTGTAGTTTTTCACACCACGGGTTTTTATTTTTGCGGCATACTGTCGTCTATTAGTTCTTGATGCTGATTCTGGAGTCAGTGCTGGAAAGCTCGGAATGAATATTTCAGCTATAGATAATCTGTCACCAACATCATTTGATTTTGAATTTGTTGTTTCTTTGCCCTTTACAAGAGAGAATTTTCCATAAGAATCAATAGCAACAATATCTGTGCGGTTTAGATAGTACTCATAATCGATTGTCGCTGTCGTATTAAATGCTGGTATCACAAATGTTCCCGTAAATTCAGGGACAAGATTAGTGCCAGTTTGTGATATGACAGAAGCGGTTTGAGGTGTAGTTCCTTCATAACTACCTAACACATTAACGTGTGGCCTGAAATCTAAACAATCACGAAGATTATATGACTTTCCAGAAGTAGATGCGTATACTGGAATTTTATCTGGTGACACATCATCGTAACTTTTTACAGTGAAAAAGTATTTGCCCGTATCACGATTTACTCTAAAGGCTTTTATTTTTACTGTAATTACGCCCACCGCAGGTACTGGCCTTCCGGAAAGAAGCTCAATATAAGAATGGTCATAATAATTTTCTTTTTGGTTTGAAACTAATCTAAAGCTATTTGTGACATTAAGACCGGATGAGTCTAATATTTCTACTAATTCGTAAACGTCTGGGAACCCAAGATTATATCTCACGTCGGAATTAAAATCTACTGTGCCGCTAAGTGATGGGTCAGAATAATTAAGTTTGACATAAAACTCTACAGATTGCTTTAAGTGTGGTTCTGCAATTTCAAATCTTTTATTGTAGTATACCGTACCAGATCCAGAATTTCCACTATCGATGTTTATAGTTAGGACTTTTTTGTTTGGGGATACATCTATAGAAGTTATGTTTATTGCAACATTCGTAGAATCAACTACTAAAATGTCTTGATTTTGCACATCAAAATTTTCATTGGCAACTGCGTTAATGATTATAGAATTAGTAACACCAGAAAATTCTTTGCTCGTTCTTACAGGTAAAGAAATATTGTCTGTATCTTTGATGCTGAACATACCTGTATCGAATATTAGGGAGGTAGATAAAGTGTCTCTTATGATTGATGCAACTTCTACTTCGCCATTCCCAACTGATACTTTTACAATATCCGAAAAAGAAAAAGAATTGTTAAGTCTATAATCAAAGAGGTACATTCTATCTGGCGATATATTTGTCAAAATTGCAGTACCGATAACTACACTTGAAATATTAAGTAGATTTACTCTTGAATATGCCCCAATAGGAAGTGTTCCGCCAGCATCGGTTATTTTTAGATACCCGCCATACTTCATAGTAACGGGTTGATTTTTTTGCAATTCAAAAGAAGTTATCTGGTCTACATCAAGTATTATTTCGGCTTTGTTTTCTACTCTATAACCACGAATATACGCTACGCCTGGGCCTATGGAAACTTTAAGATTGCCATTTCTTTCGATTGTCCTGACATTAAATTCTTTTGTTATGTAGTTTCCAGATTCTTCATAAGTTCTTCTTGCCATTTCTTCGCCAATGACATTGTATTGCGAAACGTCTCGAATCTGTACAGCAGCCCCATTTTCGTATCTAATTAATGCAAAAAATTCTGTGTCTTCATCGGCAACATCAGTTTCAACAGAAACCAATCTAGGTGACAGTTTTAGTCTATCCGCCCCAGGTGCATTTTCGTTTGGAGAACCAGCGGCATTATCGAACAATGAAGGATCTTGAAGGGCGGTAACTATGCTTTCATCAATAACATATCCTACAGAAACTCTATCCGGTTGGCTTGTATATTTTGAAACAATTACTAATTGCTCGCTCGCAAAAAGAAAATGTCCTTTTTGGAATACTACACCCTCCGAAGAAACCAAGCCAAAAGACTTACCTACATGATTTGCTTGTGTGGTTACGAATATACTGTCTACTTCTTCGATAAGAACCTGCTCAATTATTTGGCCTTGGTCTTCAATGTTGAAAACAGATATTTTCTTTATTTTAAGGTCTTCGCCAGAATCAAAAACTTGTTTCTGTTCGTCATTTACCACGTTAGAGTTTAGATAATTTATGTAAAACGTATTGAGATCCGGCGGCCTTGTTTGAAATCCTCTTGATGAGAAAACAATAGCAGCTTTAAGACCTGTGCTTACGCCTTCAATTTCAAAAAACACGTCTATTTCGTTGTCGTCGCCTTCTGTTCTTGGTATATAATTTAGAACATCAAACCCAGTTTTATCTATAAGTTTGACATACTGTAAATCGTTCAATTCAGTAAAGTTACAACCTTTGACAATAGAACCTTCTTGGAATATGTTATCCCCGAATTGTTCGATTTGGTTTTGCAAGATGGTTTGTAATTGGGTAAGCTCACGCGCTTGTACTGCATATCGTGGCTTGAACAAGATACGATGATATTGCTTATCGATGTTGAAGTCATCATTCCAAGGGCCTCTATTCAAATTAGTATTAATTGGCATATTTTGTTCCTTAAAACTCTAAAATCAGTTTAAACTGTTCATTGGATTCGCTTGTTCTTTCGATTGGACTGAATTCACTCATATAAAGAACTTCACCTGTTCTTTGTATATATGGTGATTGGCTGACCAATTTTTCTTGTGTGTTTGCATCTAAAGATATTGTAAGTAATTGACCTTGTGGTGTCCTTACAAATTCGCTCGGAATTAAAGATGTGCTTGTACCTGTGATATTAACAAAAGGCCCCATATAATTAGTCAAATAAACCTCTTCATTGTTTGTTTCATGTACAGTAGCGCGGAAAAAGGTTTCACCTAAATCGTAATCTGTATTTGTTATGTCATTATTTATCTGCGTGACGACTTCATCTACAGAAAGAGGATTGACTTCAAGTTCAATCTTTATCCTATTGTCAAATCTTATTGGTACTGTAGAATTAAATTCAGGGTTTTTTACTAACCCCATTTTAGAAAACTTATTAGTGATAGGGAATACCGCATTGTCTGTAAAGCTGATCCCAGAATATATCAGCACATGTTTTGAAAGAAGTTCGGAAACAACATCAGTGCCATGCCCATATTCTGGTGATATTATAGGTCTTAATACTGCTCTTTGATCTATAGAAATATCTTCATCTGGATTAAACCCAAACAAAGGGTCAATTACAATAGCTGAAGAATTACTATAGTTTTCGCCAGAATTGTATATCTCTATATTTATGATTTGATTGTTTTCTATCACAGGATATGCTTTTGCGCCTGTACCATCACCAGATATTTGTATTCTTGGTGTTATATTAAATATAAAGCCTTCTTGAATGAAAGTTTCATCTGCATCATCATCTTTTATTGTTATTGTACCTATTTTACTATTGACGTTAAAGTTATAAGATGATATCTCATACAATCTTCCTAAACTGTTTGATGGGTTTGTTATGTAAATACTCTGGCCTTTGTAATAAGATTCTATCTCATTAAGATCATTGCCAGTAATCAGATATTTAAAAAGTGTGGGCTGTGACTCTATAATTACACCTGATACTGTTTCATATCCAATATTAGTCAATTCATTTTCTATGAATATCTGATCTATACTTTTATTGCCTTGTGTATCAATAAAATAATCAACTATTGGCATAAACCCGAGTGCGTTATATTTTTCAAAGTCATTGTTAGAGATACTGCACATAAATTTCCAAACATACTTATCATCGGGTGTGCGATATATTTGGTTTGGTACGTTTGCGTTATAGTTTGGTGCATTCATTGATTGTGCACCATAATTATTGAATAAACATTTGAATACCCTATAATCACCCGTCTCTTGATCTTGCGGATATATAACTACATAAAACT